CACGACAAGGCAGGGGCACAGGGGGCTCTGGCTCTAATCTTAATAGTATATATGGGCTCATAAAATTTTGTAGCAATTTCCCCTCTAGGTGGACATTAGGGACTTATGGTTAATATATCGTTATCGGAAGTAATAGACATTAGGTTTATCTATAAGTTCCTCTAAACGATTGCCAATGGCTTTCCCATACACAGTCCTAATTAGATTACTGTTTGAGTGCCCTAGTTGGGCTTGTAGGTTCTTTTCGCTTACACCATTAGCTAAGCTATGGCTCG